GGTGTCTTTAAGATTGATGAGGATTTCACTTTGATGAATATTCTTACTAGTAAGGTAAATGGAAAGACTTTAGAGCATCAGATGATTAATATTTGGCGTATTGCTGAGTCTTTTCTTGGAAGAACTAGTGTTGCTCGTTTTTCTTATCCACCACGTTTGATTCTTTCAGCAACTCCTCTTAATGAATCATTGGTTTCTTTACATCAAATTCTTCCTCAGTTTCAAGAGGAGAATACTGTTGAGAAGGTTCAATGTATTATTTTGACTGATGGTGAAGCACATCAGATTCCTTATCATACGACAGTTCAGCGTAATTGGGAGTCAAATCCTTATTTGGGATGCCGTAATATTAAGGGAGATAGGTGTTTTTTAAGGGACCGTAAATTGGGTAAGACTTATAAGTTGGGATGGGGGTATTCTGAATTTACTAGTACTCTTTTAACTAATTTAAAGGATAGATTTCCATTTACAAACTTTATAGGTATTAGGGTTCTTGCGAATCGTGACGCTAGATCCTTTATGAGGTTGTATAATTTGGATGGAGATGCTACAATAGCTAGTGATTGGAAAAAAAATAAGAGTTTTGTTATTAAAAACTCTGGGTATGATGCGTACTTTGGAATGTCTTCTACATCCCTATCTCAGGATGCTGAGTTTGATGTGGGTGATGATGCAACTAAAGCCCAAATCAAAAGGGCATTTGTGAAATCTTTAAAAACTAAGAAACTTAATAAAAAAGTTCTTGGTGAATTTATCTCATTGGTGGCTTAATTATGTGCATTTACAATGATTGCAAGATCGTTATTGATCTTAATAAGTTGGTCAAAGCAAGACCATGTGGAATTGATCTAGCAGATGAGCACGTAGATAATATTGCAAATGATTTGAGAAAGAGAATGACTTTTGATTCTCTCTTTGAGCAGGTTGATACTGCTATCTGGGAGTATGCTGATGAATGTAATATAGATTTATCAGATTCGGAAGAGTGTCAATCATTTGGTTTCCAGATACCTCAGTATGGGGATATCCAACCTAAACCAAGTGAGTTTGAAATTGTTAAGTTGAAGGGTAGTAATGATGCTTGGACTATTGATGTTCCTAGAAGGAAAAAAAATAAATATTAAAGTGACCACCTTCTCTAATAAAATGAAAAACGATCTTGGTATTGATCCTGATGAGTGGTTTGATAAACCCATTACAGATGAATATGCACCATCTTCTTATGAACCTCTTGAAAATCCTGATGAGAGTGATGAAATTGAAGCATCTAAAGAAGATGAAACTATACATGAGAGAATGTATCAAATGGCTATAAAGAACGGTAATACAATCACAATGGGTGGTTCCGAAAATGTCCAGCGATAATGTGCCTTGGGACGATTCTAATTGGAGAAATGAGTTTAAGGAATCTAAAGATCTTTCTGAATATCAATTAGAGATTTTGACAAATGGACCTAGAAGTCTTGCTCAGTCATGGGCTCTGGGGGCAATGCATGGTGAGTGGAGAAGAATGAAAGGGTATAAGTATCCCGATCCTCCTGATTGTTCATCTTCCTTTGAGGAATTTAATCAAAGTGTAAAAAAACATTTTGAGCATAAGGAAGATGAGTTCACTCCTGAAAACGATCCTTATGGGGGGTATTAGGACACCGAATAAACTGTCCATTATGATAAATAAACCACCTCTTTATCCTTTATAATAATGTCATTGAAACGCACCACACTATGTTTGAGATCAAAATGACCAGAGAACAAATTATTGAAGGTCTGAAAGCAAACTATGGAATCGAATTTACTGCTGCTGATGTAAAAGGGTTCTGTGCAATGAATGATATTGCGTATCAGACAGTTACTAAGAAGATTGAGCAATTTAAAGTTGGTCGTGGTAAGTGGAATCTACAAGTAACTACTAAAGTAGTTAAAAATATTGAGAATTCTTTTGCTGCACCTGCAGTTGAGCCTAAATTAGAAGAGAACCTCATACCAGAAAGAGATGCTACCTTCGTCCACTTTGGTCCTTTTAGCGATCTTAAGGCCATTCTCAAAGCCAATCTGTTCTATCCTACGTTTATCACGGGTCTTTCTGGGAATGGAAAAACCTTTGGAGTCGAACAAGCTTGTGCTCAACTCCAAAGAGAACTGATCCGGGTAAACATTACTATCGAAACAGATGAAGATGATCTCATTGGTGGCTTCCGCCTTGTTGACGGTGCCACAGTCTGGCACAATGGACCAGTCATTGAAGCTATGGAACGAGGGTGTGTATTGTTACTTGACGAAATCGACCTTGCCAGTAACAAAATCCTCTGTCTCCAACCAATACTTGAAGGTAACGGAATTTTCCTTAAGAAAATCGGAAGATTTGTCCGACCCGCCAGAGGATTCACTGTTGTCGCAACAGCAAATACTAAAGGTAAGGGTTCAGACGACGGCCGATTCATTGGAACTAATGTGCTTAATGAAGCCTTCCTTGAACGCTTCCCAGTAACTTTTGAGCAGGATTATCCAGCCCCAACAGTAGAGAATAAGATTCTTAAGAATGTTGCTGCTAGTGTTGGTGTTCATGATGAAGATTTCTGTAAGAGACTTGTAGACTGGGGTGACATTATTCGCAAAACATTCTATGATGGTGGTATCGAAGAGATTATTAGCACTCGTCGTCTTGTTCACATTCTACGTGCTTATTCCATTTTTGGGGATAAGATGAAAGCAATTCAAGTTTGTGTAAATCGTTTTGATGATGAAACTAAGCAGGCATTTCTGGAGTTGTATGATAAAGTAGATGCTACAGTTCAACTTCCTATGGATCAATCTGTTGACTTGGGACCGGGGGTGGTGATATAATATGGCTTGGTGGCTACTTGACTCAGTTATTAATGGAACACTTGATGAGGATTATCCTATTATGAAGAAGAAAGAAGATGAGGTAGTAATTTTGGGAGGAAAAGATGAGGATACGGTTAGTGCAGAATTGCCTGAAAATAACTATTATGCAGCTGAGACTGTATCTTTAGATTTGGGTGGAGGAGAAGATTCTGTGTCTTTTTCTTCAGCATATGATTGGGGTGATGATGGATTTAGTGTAGTAGGTAATCCTTTTCCTTCTTCTGCTAGTCTTGATACTATCAGTTTTCGTACTGATGGATATCCGGGGAGTATAGATGATGTGAATGCATATGTAGGATCTAGAGTTCCTGGTGGAATGGGTCAAGATCGTATTTGCTTCAATTATGGCCCAGGAGCCGGAAAGACTGCTTATGATGAACCTAAGTATTATGCTACTAAACCCCAACCAGATCTAAAGAGTGGATCAACTCAAAAATACCAAGAGGATAAAGGTATTGCAGACCTTAAAGATTATGTCTCTTCCACCTACCAGGGACATTATACAAATGATAGTTCAGATGTACAAACACTTGACCTTATCCATTCTGTAGGTGATGCTGAGTCCTTCTGCCGCTCTAATGCACTTAAGTATTTGAGTCGGTATGATAAGAAGGGACAAGCAAAACGTGATATATTAAAAGCAATGCACTACTGCTTACTGTTATATTACTTCAGCGGCAACACAAACGATGAAATTACGACCCGTGGTTATGAAACTTTCTGATTCAACTCTCTCACTTCTTAAGAACTTTTCGACTATTAATCAGTCAATTCTTTTTAAGAAAGGAAACAAACTTCGCACTATAAGTGTGATGAAAAATATTCTTGCTGAAGCGACAGTATCGGAAGAATTTCCAAAGGATTTTGGTGTTTATGAATTGAATCAATTCCTTAATGGAATGGCACTTTATAATAGTCCAGAACTTGATTTTCAAGATGATAGTTATGTGGTAATTAAGGAAGGAAGATCACGTTCTAAGTTTTTCTTTGCTGAACCTAATGTAATTGTTACTCCACCAGATAAGCCTTTAGAACTCCCTAGTGAAGATGTAACATTTGAAGTGAGTACAGAGCAGTTAGAAAAACTTCTAAAAGCAGCTGCGATATATCAACTTCCTGATTTGTCAGTTGTTGGTGATTCGAATGGTGTTAAGATTGTAGTACGTGATAAGAAGAATGATACCTCAAATGATTTCTCTATTACAGTTGGAGAAACTAGTGATATGTTCTCCTTTAATTTTAAGGTAGAGAATATGAAGATTCTTCCTGGAACTTATGATGTAGTTGTTTCTCAAAAACTTCTATCTAGATTTACTAGTAAGAATCATGATCTAACATATTACATAGCACTAGAACCGGATTCTACATTTGGCGAACTATAAAGTATGTCCATTGGGTGATGAATATCCTCACACTCAAATTTCTGAAGTAGAGTATGAGGAGTGGACAGATGCTCAGGATGCTGCTGTTCAGTTATTAGAATCTGGACAAGAATGGGTTCAGATATTACAATGGAATGAAGAAGATAAAGATTGGGGACTCTTACAAGAGTTAAATTTGGAGAGGGGTATTAAACCTAATCCCAATTTCAGCACTTCATCTTTAGCACCTTATTATGTTAGATTGAGGAATTATGAGGGATGAATTTCTTTGGGTTGAAAAGTATCGACCTAAGACAATTGAAGATTGTATTCTTCCAGAGAATATAAAGAAAACTTTTAGGGATTTTCTAAATAAGGGTGAAGTGCCCAATCTGCTGCTTTCTGGACCTGCTGGGTGTGGAAAGACAACAGTAGCAAAAGCACTTTGCAATCAATTAGGAGTAGATGTTTATGTTATCAACGGATCCGATGAAGGACGGTTCCTCGATACCGTCAGAAACAACGCTAAAAACTTTGCATCAACAGTGTCCTTATCCAGTGATGCCAAGCATAAAGTTATCATCATCGACGAAGCCGACAACACAACCCCAGATGTACAGCTCTTACTCAGGGCCAGCATTGAGGAATTCTCAAAGAACTGTCGATTTATCTTCACCTGTAACTATAAAAATAAAATCATCGAGCCGCTCCATTCGCGTTGTGCGGTCGTTGAGTTTAGCATTAAAGGTAAAGAGAAGGCGGAGACAGCAGCTGCTTTCTTCTCCAGACTTAAGACCATCTTGGACACGGAGAGGATTGAGGCTGAAGGCAGAGTCCTTGCAGAACTCATTAATAAACATTTCCCGGACTGGAGAAGAGTCTTAAATGAATGCCAGAGATATTCTGTTAGTGGAAAGATAGATAGTGGTATACTTGCCCATTTTAGTGATGTAAATGTAAATGATCTCATTAAAAACCTCAAAGAAAAGAACTTCCCCGAAGTACGTAAATGGTGTGTCAATAATTTGGACAATGATCCTGCTGTGTTATTACGTAGGATTTACGATTCTCTTTACGATTCCTTGGTTCCTTCCACCATCCCTGCTGCTGTTCTTATACTTGCTAAGTATCAGTACCAAATTGCCTTTGTCGCTGACCAAGAAATAAATATGCTTGCATGTCTTACTGAAATAATGGTGGAGTGTGAATTTAGGTGAGTTTAAAGGACTATATTAAAGAACCAAGAAAGGACTGGGGTAATAGTCAATGGTTACAACATGCTTGGATACAATGGCATAATCCTTGGATTTCTGAAGAAGACCGGGAGTACTGGAGAGACAAAATTAAGGAGCTATCATGAAAGAAGAGCTTTTAGAACTATTAAAGAAAGATGCTTATAAGAAAGGTGAATTTACTCTTTCTTCAGGTAAGACTAGTGAGCATTATGTAAACTGTAAACCAGTAACTCTAACTGGTAGGGGACTCACTCTTACTAGTTTATTAATGTTAAAGGAACTTGATGCTGGTATAGTGGGAGGATTAACTCTTGGTGCTGATCCTTTAGTGAGTGGAGTTTCTTTGGTATCTGCTTTGGATGGTAGATTAGTTAATGCATTGATTGTACGTAAGGAAGCAAAGGGACATGGTACTCAGGCATGGATAGAAGGTCCAGAGGTGTCTAAGGGGACTAAAGTTACTGTTCTTGAAGATGTGGTTACAACCGGTGGGTCTGCCATTAAAGCAGCAGAGAAACTTCGTGATGCTGGTTATGTAGTTGAACGTGTTGTGGCTATGGTAGATCGTGAGGAGGGTGGTGCTGAGGCAATGAAAGAAGCAGGATTAGAACTTCATAGTTTATTTTTATTAAAAGAACTATGCCAAAAATGAATAATCATGTTAAACTAGTATTTGCGTTAGAACATGT